TGCCCTACATCTACTTGTAGGCGTGACTGTCCGAAAGGATTATCTGGATTATCTGTCCAAACCCACTTTGGCAAACCGAATCTTTGTGTCATTCTTTAACCCACCCATGTTGTTCCCAGTTGGCAACTTCTTCTAAGTGGACATTAGCTGTTCTTGGCATTGGATAATCTCCAGATCGTACCATTCTTACTGTCTTAGAAAAGTTTGCTTTAGGTAATTTTACTTCTTCTTGTGGCGTTTCGGTAATAAGTTCTTCAACTATTTTCTTTGGTCTGCCCATGATAATTCCTTATAAAAAAGGGGTAGCCTTTTGAGCCACCCCTTATATCTAGCTAGACTAAGATCAGCCTAACAAGGTTGCAACAAACTCTGGTTTCCATACTTTTGCATCGTACAAGCAAGAAACTTTGATGTTTTTCATCATGTTACCAGCATATACAGAAACATCATATACCAAGCCAGAAACAGGATCTTGAACAGTCATCGAATCAATTGCTGCATCTTGTCCTACGCCACGACCAGCTACAGGGCGGCATACGAGTTCGATAGCTGCTTGATGGAAAGCGATGTTACCTGTATAGGCAGCACCAACAGTCATTGCAACGCCATCAGCAAGAGCTTTGCGTAAGCCTGTGCCAGCAAGAACCAAAGTTCCAGCAGTCAAAGCTGTAGCAACAACATACTTGTTGGTATCACCATTAAATGTAACAACATCGCCAGCCAATACAGTGCCAGTTCCGCCATCAACAGCAATGGAGGTTGCACCTACTGCAAAAGTGCCATTAGTTACATAATTTGCGCCTGTACCAGCAGTGTGACTTGCAATACCAGCAGACTCTTTAAACATCAAGCCTTGCAGGTCAAGCAAAGTACCCTGACGGAGCAATTGTGAGCCACCAGCCTCATTAGCCTTTTGGAGTTGAGCCAAGTTGCGTAGCTTTACGCCAGCAGCCGAATCAATTACCAAAGTTGCACGACCATCTAAAGGCATACCGCTATCAACGAGAATCTTACGGATCTCAGCAACTTCATTGAAGTTAGAGCCGAAAGGAGTTGTGCCAGCAGTACCAAAAGCACGATTAGAACCATTTTTAGCGGTTACGCCAACATATTGCTCAATCTTGTTGGTAATAGCACGCATCGCTTGAGCGATTTGATCGCCATAAACGGTTTCAAAGCCAGCACCGTTTTGCAAGTGCTTAACATCTTCACCAGTGAAAGGAATATCCACTTCAGCGTAGTTGTTGATCGAGAAAGTCTTGCTATCAACAGTTTGATAGGTTGGCTCTGGCAATGCCATGCTTGGGTTGTAGCTTTCGCTAACCGTAGCTTGACGAGTAAATGCGGAACGAATGGTATCGCCCTTGGCTGCACGAACTGACTCGGTAGAGTTGATCGTTACAGAAGGAATAAAGCCAATTTGCTCACGACCTACAATGTCGGCTGCCTTGAAAATATCTGCTGCTAGATTTGATAATACATTAGCCATTTTAATTCTCCAATTTAATCAATAATTTTTCCACCGTCTTTCAGAAATGAGTTCTTTTCTGCTGAACTAATCCCATCAAACTGTGACCTAGGCATAGTTTTAGCTGCGCCTTTTGCATCTCCACCGCCATTAGAACCGCCTCCAGAGTTAGCAGGAGCAGCAATAAAATGCTTGCCTTCTTCACTCTTAGACCATTCACTGACGAAATCAGATAATGGCTTATCTCCAATAACTGCCTTACGCTCGTTACCTTCAACCTTAACCTGTACCTGATTTTTAAGCATTGATTTAACTGCTGGTAAAAACTGTTTTGCGATTCCCTCTTTTACTAGAGCTTCGTTTAAACCATTCTCAACCAGTAAGTTATTGGTAAAACCACTTTCAGCCTCATACAGTTTCTTAACCTTTTCGGCTTCTTGAGCAATAGCTTTAGCTTGTTTCTCAGCTTCAGAAAGTTTAGTTTTGTAAGTTTCCAGTTGATTTTCCAGATCTTCCAACTGTTCTGGCTTAATCTCTTGGTTCTTTCGCAACTTCTTAACTTCGGCTAATAACTCATCACGCTTAGAAATCAAACCTGATGTTGCTTCTTCTGCTGCTTTTTTTATGGCTTCTTGCACCTCTGGTGCGTTTAAATCAATACTCATTTGTGTTCTCCGAACATTGTTAGGTCACTGACCAAATTGATACAACTGCATTATGAAACGAAATAAATTACTTGTCTAGTTCCTTTAATGGAATTGGGTTTCCAGTTTGATCTAATAATTGCTGTAATGTGATTTTTCCATCACGCCATAATTGCGCTTTTCCCTTGCCCAAGACCTCATCTTGAAAGGCTTTACCCTTTTTTTCAAGGAAGTCTTTAAAAGTAGTTTCTTCTGGAACTTGCCCATCCATGCTAGAACGGGTTGATTTTGGCATATCAGGAAAATCACTTCCTATTTCTTTAAACGATTTAAGTATTGGCATATACATTGAACGGCAGTTCCAATGGGCTGGAAGTTCCTTGTAAGGTAGCGATTTTTTGCCGATTGGTTGATTATCCATATCGTAAACAGAGCCGTCATAAGCAATGCACTGAATAGAAGTCCTATTATCCAAAACAGCAACATATACTTTACCTTTTATAACGCTAGAGTTTTCCTTATACATCCGTTCTCTAGCTTTAGATGAAATAGTGTGTACTGAAGTGCGTACTACTGCTTCAGCATTACGCTTACCAATATCCATTTGTTTTTGTACACGCTCTGCGATATTCCCAATGCTTTCACCAGAACCATATCCCATGCGAATTTGAGTGGCTACTCTAAAGTACACATCTGAGCCTTGTCTTGCCCACCAAGAAGATGAAACAGCACCTTGTACTTGAGATTGCTCTGCCAAGATAGCCAATTGGTTTGCGCTAGGCAGGGAGCTAAACATATCTACGCCAGTTAGCGTATTGACTGTAGTTTGCAGGAATTTAGCCTCGGAAACAGCAAGCCCAGCAAATTCTTCCTTGGTTAAATCGTTAATTTGAGCATAATAGTCGGCAATTGACTCACGCATTAAACGCAATTGCTCATTTAAGCGAGTTTTGTTCCATTCGGATATGTTGCCCTTGAGTTTGGACTGAATATCGTCATCCAAGTCCTTGAGCAAGGAAATCACTTTTTTCCGCAGTGAGGCATCATACCTATTTAGGTCTAATTCCCTGCTAATGATTTCACTTGCTAATTCGTCATTAATCATGCGATAAGTCTAGGAGGCTGGTTAGCGATACGAGATTGCTCATCCTCAAATGTTACATTTTCTTCAACAATCTCACCAACCTTGAAGTTGTAGAACAATGTTTCGTCAGAAATAGCACCCATTTGCCAAGCCTGTACCAAAGCCTGTAAGTCTTGTGCAGATAATGGCTGATCTAAGTAATCTTCGTTTAGCGAAATAGTGGGGGCTTCTGCGCCTTCCCAATCTGCCATGATTTCCAATGCTTTATTAAGCCCTTGGCTAACCGCATTACTAATCGCACTGAGAATCGCACCATCGCCAGAGTGACGCATCCGAACCGTGTTGGCAGCTTCACTTTGTTTCTTTTCTGGGGCAAGCATCCTTGCGCCAAGAATGGCTAAGTTATCTTCTTTGTCTTTTTTGATCTGGCGCAAAGACTCTAAGCCTTGACCTGTAAATTCAAGGTACTTTGCATTGGCAGAAGGATCAGGAAACACCCAAGCATTTGCAGAGCCGATAGAGAATGTTTCGCCCTTGCTCTCTGGCTGATAGCCTGTGATAACTGCGGTAGGCAAACCAGTAAAGTGCGCTCCATGCTCTAAGTCAGCAGAAGTACGGTAGTGGGATAGGTTTAAAGTAGCCAAATCATACATAGGTGGCTTGCAAACTTCCATGCCAACACCTTTTGCGTTCATGCAGATAAAAGGAATCATGTTTAGTGGCTGACCAGCTTTGAGTGGCACAACGCTTTCCACTAATACCCATGTCTTATTGCCCTTATCGTCTTGTATCTCACGATAAACCTCTTGCGTATAAATGCCATCACGCAAAATAAGAACTCGGATCTGTTCTACTTCCTCTGTTTCAAAGTCGTTTTCCCAAACGCTGACTTCTTCTTCTAGCGCAATCATTACGGGCTGAAGAACATTGTTAATGCGCTCTAAACGCCAGTTGATAATTTGCTCGGCTTCGTATGTCGTTACATACGGGCGCAAGTTGTTTGCTGACGCATCAGCCAAAGTAACTACACCCTCAATTTGCTTTGGGTATTCAACTAAAATGCCCATACGACCAATGCCTAGTAATTCGCTAGTAATGCGTTCAGCCAATTCACTGATGGTGGTGTTGTCGAGCGTAATATCGTCTAGGATCGCTTCCATTCCAACTGTCGGAGTGACGGTAGGAGCTTTGCGAAAGATCATTCCTAGCAAACCATCTCTGGTACGAGCAGTTGCGTTGTAGAACGGAGTTCGCATTACATACGAGTTATATTCCTGTGGACTTTGACCACTCAACATCGGAAGATACTTTTTACCTTCTTTGTGTACTTCATCTTCACCCTCTAAAACATCCTCTACCGTTTCCCATAAAGGATAATATTCATCGTATTCAGAGTTGGTTGTGTTTGGCTTCATTTATAACCCCATTAACTTCATTCGCTGAACCGCAATTCCCTGAATTGGGTGTTTATAACTTAAAAAGTACCCTGCACCGTCTATTACATGGTCTAAGCCTGACTTTTTATCAGGATCGCCATTTGTATCATACGCCTGTCTTTCAAACGATTCAGTTAAAGACGGGCAATTGTCTGTGTTTACTTTTAACCTACGCACTCCATTATTATGGATTAAGTTATTTACAGCAAGCACTCGATCACGAATTTGAGGATTTCTTGGATTAACTAAGACGGTAAACCCTGCGTTTCGCAATAGCGAAAGATCGGATTGTGACGCATTATTCGATTTTCTCCAGCTACCAGACGCATCAGGATAAATGTAAATGGGGTGTCCTTCTCCTTTTAAGCGATTGAGATAGGTAATCATTGCTGGCGTATCTAATACCTTTGTGAACTCAATAACAGCATGAGGATCTTGATTTCTATAGACGAAACCGACTGCTGAAGTGTTCCCCACATTGAAGTCCATCCCAAAGTGCAATGGTTCAAATGCTTTAATTTGTGTATCGCAGTAATTATCGTATCGATTAAAGTCTGGATAGACCGATCCTTGGGTCATATTTACAAAATGACCGTTTAAATAGGCTTCTAGGAGATTAGCAGGATAAGCCTCTGTTAATGTCTGAATATAATCGGCTGGCAGATTGTGAGCGTTCGACAGCGTAGATGCTCGGATGATTCTATAGCCTTCGGCAGGGTTACGCTCCCACCGTTCATATACAAACTTAAATCCTTCTGGGGTGGTAGTAACCCCTACGGTATTCGGTTCTCCATCAGGCTTCTTTTGACGGTTACGAGCAATAATGGCTCGCCATGCGTTCTTAGCCTTCTCCATTGGTAGAGTGTCTAGCTCATCCACTACGGAATCAGCAACCTCATAACCCACGATTCGTTCTGGAGCGTCTAGGGTACGAAATATAACCTGTCCACCAGCTAAATGCAGAATATTGTCCTGTTTATTGAGTTGATACTCGATATTGTTTTCACCTAATATCTCAGCAAAGCGAGGATAAGCAATTTTAGAGATCAAGTCGTAGGTAGGGAGATACCAAGCCACATTCTGTTTTGGGTACATGAACTTGAGGCGTAATAACCTCCAAATACCAGCGTTGGTTTTACCTGAGTTGTGGTGAATGAATCCATGCTCACAAACATAGTTATTTGTGTCCAAAACCTGCATATCGTAATAAGCACTTGATTCCTCACCCGAAACCTGTATGATTGGTGTTTTAATTAAAGGAGAATCAAATGAATGAACGGCAAAAGAAAGTGGCACAGTATTGCGATGGCGTAAGAACTTCGAAAGAGATCGCTTTACTTTGCGGAGATAAGCCAAAATATGTTCAAGAGGTAATGTTGCAATTTGACCTGCCTCGTAGAAAGCAAGGATCAGCTTTTGGAGAAATGAATGGCTCTTACAAGACTGGGAGAAGAATTGATAGAGATGGTTATGTTTTGGTTTCCGCACCCATTGACCATCCTTACGCAAGAAAAAGGAGTAATCGGAATACAGCAGTGATCTATGAGCATCGTCTAGTGATGGAGCAAAAGCTGAACCGCCATCTTGACCCCAAAGAAGTGATAGACCATATAGACGGGCTTCGTCTGCATAACGACCCAAATAATCTGCGTCTTTTTGAGTCCAACTCTGCCCATCTGAAGGCAACGATTTCAGGTCAGATACCAGCTTGGTCAAATCAAGGTCAGGAGAAGCTAAATTCAACTCGACTTTCGAGGATAGGCTCTGAACAGGTACATACTTATAATCGGATGAAAAAATCTGGTGATGCCCGCTTGCGACAAATTCTCCTTGCGATGTTGTCACTCGGAGCAGATTCGCCCTACCTTTTGGGAACGCACCACCACTTAGAGAAAGCTGGAATTTCTGATCTTTCTCGTTCCAACTTAGAACTCGAATTGGAGAAGTTATATCAGCGATACGCATAAGTCCGAATTCTGTGTGTATCTTGGTATCAGGATGCACACAGCCGAACCCAGCAACAAATGCGGGAAATCTGTCAGGAGCAAAAACAAACTCGGATTGTGGAATACTGAGATCTACGCTTAAATTCATTGTGTCCTGTTTCGTTATAAATCAATGGGTTAGAGCAATAATGATAAGTGGCAATATTGCAATCTCAAGGTATCAACAAGTTGATTTTGGGATTTTTTTGTGCAAAATAATGCACATTTCAGACCACCCCCCCCTACAAAAAGTGACCCCCCTACTC